GCTGCAATCGTAAAAGAATTTAGAAATGATGATCCAACAAGTTATCTATCAAACGAAGACCAACAAAAGAGTATGTTAGTTGCAATGGCAACAGATCCAATTATGGATCCATTAGCAAATCAATTTGATAGACCAGATATTTTAGATTACCAACTTCCTGCGTTAGGTGCTGCCGCTGCAACTTCAACAGCACTTGGTGCACCATCAACAATTAAAGCAAGTCGAACAAGAGGAATGGGTATGGAGAAAAAAGGATTAGCAAAAACAGGTCTAAGAGTTTTAGGAAGAGGACTTGGTATTATGTCTACTCCCGGTGCCCTGGCTCCTTTTGCAGCAGCCGATATCGCATCACAAGTTTACGAAGGAGATAGTGCAACAGATATAGCAACTAATCCATTCAATTATTTATACGGTACCTTTGCTGATCAAACAGATAAAATGACTAGAGGACTAAAGCCAACACTTAGAAAAGTGGCTAGATTAGGTATGAGTCCTGGAGCATTAAGGGTTATGTCTAGAGCAGGATTAGTTGGACTTGCGGGTTCTCTAGGTATACAAGGGTATAACTTATTAACAGATGACTAAAAAATTAACTACAACTGTACCTCCTTTAAAAGGACCTAATTCTCAGGGGTTGAATGTTTCGGGAAAAAGGATTATAACAGTTGAGAACTCGGAGAAAAATAATGTCAGAAATAGACAAAGCTTTGCCAAACGTAGAGCAAGAAATAAAATTACCTAGTGAAGAAGAGGTTGTAGAAGCATCTCAAGAGAATATTGAGGAACAAGTTGGACCAGAAGATATTCAAGTTGAACAAGAAGAAGATGGCGGTGCTACAATTACTTTTGATCCTGAAGCTGTAAATCAGCCAGGCACTAATGAACACTTTGACAATTTAGCAGATCTACTTCCTGAAGATGTTTTAGGAAGATTAGGTTCTGATCTTTTTGAAAATTACACACAATACAAATCATCAAGAAAAGATTGGGAAGATGCTTACACTAAAGGTTTAGATCTATTAGGATTTAAATATGAAGTTCGATCCCAGCCTTTTACAAATGCAAGTGGTGCAACACACCCAGTATTAGCAGAAGCCGTAACACAGTTTCAAGCACACGCTTATAAAGAATTACTTCCAGCGACTGGTCCAGTCCACACTCAAATTATGGGTTTACCTACTAGAGAAAAAGAAGACCAGGCAACTAGAGTAAAAAATTTCATGAACTATCAACTCATGAATGTGATGAAAGAGTATGAACCCGAGTTCGATCAGTTACTTTTTTATCTCCCTCTTAGCGGCTCTGCATTTAAGAAGATTTATTATGATGAACTTCTAGGCAGAGCCGTGTCTAAATTTGTTCCGGCAGATGACCTGATAGTTCCATACACAGCAACATCTTTAGAAGATGCAGATTCAATCGTGCATGTTTTAAAAGTGTCAGAAAATGATTTAAGAAAAAAACAAGTAGCAGGTTTTTATAGAGATGTAGAAATCACTCCAGGTTATTCTCAAGAAACAGAAGTAGAGAAAAAGGAAAGAGAATTAGAAGGAGTTAGAAAAACTAGAGACGAACAAGTTTTTACAATTTTAGAAATTCACACAGATTTAGATCTAGAAGGTTTTGAAGATAAAGACGAAGAACAAAACCCTACTGGAATCAAACTTCCATACATTGTAACAATTGATACTTCTTCAAGAGAAGTTTTATCAATTAGAAGAAACTACAAAGCTGAAGATCCATTAAGAAATAAAATAAGTTATTTTACTCATTTTAAATTTTTACCTGGACTTGGTTTTTATGGATTTGGTTTAATCCACATGATCGGTGGATTATCTAGAACTGCAACGAATGCTTTAAGACAACTATTAGATGCTGGTACGTTTTCAAATATGCCAGCTGGATTTAAACAAAGAGGTATTCGTGTTAGAGATGAGGCACAATCGATTCAACCTGGAGAGTTTAGAGATGTAGATGCACCTGGCGGAAACATTAGAGACGCATTTATGCCTTTACCTTTCAAAGAACCATCAGCAACATTATTACAATTGATGGGTATCGTAGTAAACGCAGGTCAACGATTTGCCGCCATAGCTGACATGCAGGTCGGTGACGGCAACCAACAGGCCGCTGTTGGGACGACCATAGCTTTACTCGAACGTGGAAGTAGAGTCATGTCAGCGATACATAAAAGATTGTATGTGGCACTCAAAGAAGAATTTAGATTATTGGCAGATGTGTTTAAAACATATCTACCACCAGAATATCCTTACGATGTTGTAGGGGGTCAAAGAAATATTAAAGTTGCAGACTTTGATGATAAAGTAGATATCATTCCAATTGCTGATCCAAACATATTTTCACAGTCACAAAGAATTAGTTTAGCACAAACTGAACTACAACTTGCGATGTCAAATCCAAATATGCACAATATGTATGAAGCATACAGAGATATGTACAGTGCAATTGGTGTAAAAAATATTGATAAGATTTTACCACCACCTCAACAACCTATGCCAATGGATCCAGCGGCAGAAAATATTATGTCAATGAGTGGTAGACCTTTCCAAGCGTTCAAAGGACAAGAACACAGAGCACATATTACTTCGCATTTAAATTTTATGGCAACCAACATGGCAAAAAATAGTCCGGCGGTTATGGGTGCATTACAAAAAAATATTTTTGAACACATTTCTTTGATGGCACAAGAGCAATTAGAGATAGAATTCAGAGAAGAGATACAACAATTGATGCAACTACAACAAATGGCACAACAAAATCCACAAATGGCACAAAGTCCACAAGTACAACAGCAAATTGTACAAATGAGTATGGCAATTGAAGCAAGAAAAGCTAAATTAATTGCTGACATGACTCAAGAATTTAAGGATGAAGAGAACAAAATCATGGGTGATTTCGGAAATGACCCTGTTGCTAAGCTAAAAGCAAGAGAATTAGACCTTAGAGCAATGGATAATGAGCAAAAAAGAAAAGAAGCAGAGCAAAGATTGAATTTAGACAAGACAAAAGCGATGATGAATCAAGGAATTCAAGAAGATAAGCTCGAACAAAACGAAGATTTAGCTAAATTAAGAGCTAATACGTCTATTGAGAAAACAATTTTAAGTAAAACTATACCATCGGCACCGAAAATGGATGCAATGCCAGGAAATATAGCTATAATTAGAAACAGAGGAGAATAAATATGAAAAAAAATAAAAAAACAGACGCAAAACATGTTGATCACGATATGTTTCTGAACAAAGACGGAATGTTGAACGGCGGTGTAGAAATCGAAGTGTCAAAACCGAATGAAACTCAGGACGTAAAAGTAAAAGGTCAAGATGGAATGCTAGCAGAGAAAAAAAGAACAGCTAAGTGGTACTAGTATGTGGTTTAGCGCTATTAAATTAGCCGCTCAAGCTGGCTCTCACATATTTAAAAACCGTCAAAGAACTAAAATGCTAATGGCGGACGCACAAATGCGTCATGCAGAAAAAATGGCAAACGGTGAGGCGGAATATCAGGGCAAATTATTAGAATCAAGAAATTCGGACTGGAAAGACGAATTCATTTTAGTTTTACTTTCGGCTCCAATTGCGTTATTATCATGGGCAGTGTTTTCGGATGATCCGGCAGCTATGGAAAAGATGCAATTATTCTTTGAATACTTTTCACAGCTACCATTTTGGTATCAAACGATTTTCGTAGGTGTCATTGCAAGCGTTTACGGATTAAAAGCAACTGATTTAATTAAAAGGAAATAAAAAATGAGTAAAAAATCTAGAAGCAGAAATAAAAAAATCCTAGGCGCATTAGCTGCAATAGGTACTGGATTAGCATTAGCTAATAGAGGAAAAGGAACGGAAGATTCTAATATTAGTGTTGATAGCGGTAGAGGTGGTGACAGTTCTAGTGCTATGGCTAGAAAAATTGCAAACACAGAAGTTCCAGTTTACCAAGACGACATTATGAGAGGTGGTTCAGGTGTCAAATATAAACCAAAAAGAAACCCATATTCTATTTATACAGACAAGGAACCTATTAGACCTTTTAGTGATCTAATGCCTTTTAAAAAAGGTGGTAGAGTTGGCTGTGGTAAAGCTAAGCGTGGATATGGAAAAGCAATGAGGAAAAAATAATGCCAGGAACAATGATGATGAAAAGACCTATGATGAAAAAAGGTGGTAAAGCTTTAAAAAAAGTAAAACCATCTCAAAAAGGTTTAAAAAAATTACCCACAAAAATTAGAAACAAAATGGGTTACATGAAGAATGGTGGAAGAGCTAAGTAATGAGAAAGCAGTGCCAACAATGTAAAGAAGCATTTGATTCAAAAGATGAGTTTGATAATTTTTGTAGCAAGCAATGCAAAGAGGAGGCGTTAGCAGCATTAGATTCAGATTCTGATGAATGCTTATCTTGTCAATAATGGCTAAACTTTGTGCAAAAGGAAAAGCAGCAGCTAAAAGAAAATTTAAAGTGTATCCATCTGCATATGCAAATATGTATGGATCAGCTGTATGCTCTGGTAAAATAAAACCAGGTGGAAAAAAGAAAAAGAAAAAATAATGGCTCAAGGAGGATTACGTAAATGGGTATCCGAGAAATGGGTGGACATCGGAGCGCCGAAGAAGAACGGCAAATATCAACCTTGCGGTCGATCGAAGGGGAGCAAAAGAAAATATCCAAAGTGCGTCCCACTTGCAAAAGCCACACGAATGACAAGCTCGCAAAAGGCGAGTGCTGTCAGACGAAAAAGAGCTGC